TTGTCCAACCGCAAAAGACCATCCAACCCCGGCCAATACATCGCTCCGGCACACAAGCGCCTTTCCCGCACCTTGGGCTATTGCCTGACGCTGGGCACGGCGGACGCATGGGCCGGTTTCAGCTTTGTTGCGGCGGCGCGGCTGTCCGGGACAGAGCGCGCGGCGCTGGCCTTTTCGACCCTGAAATCCCTTGAACCCGAACACGCAGAGATCGCAGCGGCAAGCGCCATTGGCGTGGCTGACATGCCCTTGCCTGCCTTTCTGGGCGGTATGGCCGATGCGCGGCAGTGGGCAGAGATGGCCAGCCGGTCAGAGCGCAAGGCATACGCCCTTGCCGCGTTCGAGGCGATGACGCCCCAGGACCGTGCCGCCTTTGCCCACCACATCAACAGTCAGGAGACAGCGGCATGAAGATGCTTGTTCACCGCGCTGATCCCAGCACCGCACAGCCCTTTGACCTGGACGATCTGAAAGCACACCTGCGCGTGGACTTTGACGATGATGACGCCCCGATCATCAACATGGGGCGGACGGCTGCGGCAGAGATCGAGCAATTCGCGCAGATCGCCCTGCTGGTCCAAACGGTGCGAGTGATCATCTTCGACCCGGTGCAGAAAATGGGCTTGCGATTGCCCATCGGTCCCGTGTCTGACGATGACGTGCCGACCGTCACCTTTGACGGATCACCCTTCACCGCCTTTGACTTTGCAGGTGGCAACCGCCCCTACATCCATTGGCTGGATGATTATTTCAAGCTGACCCCCAGCCGCGTGACAATCGAGTATCAGGCGGGGTTTGGCGAGGCGGCATCCGACATACCAGCAGACCTTGCGCAAGCCATCATGGATCAGGCGGCGTTGCACTATGATGGCCGGTCCCCCATGGCAGCCAAGAGCCTCACCACGTCCCCGCACATGGCCCGGATCGCGGCCCGCTATCGCGGGGTGTCGGTATGACCGCGCAAGAGCTGGACGAAATCCTGACGCAACACTGGCCCGCTGTCATGCGGCGCGTGATGGCAGACGGATCAGACGAATGGGCCAAGGGCTTTGCCAAGAGCATTGCCCGGCACGGCAAGCGCCCAGGGTGGCACCCGTCCGACAAGCAAGCATGGATCATGCGGCGGATGGTGGCAGAGCTGGGCACCACGCCTGAGCGTGATGTTGAGCTGATCGAGAGGTGAGAAGAAGAAAGCCCGCCGATGACACGGCGGGCCTATGCGGCAGTTGGCGTTCACGGGTTAGCCGGGGCTGACGCATCACAAGTGCTACTGGGTAACGGGCCAAAGCACAAGGGCAGCTATTCCGCGTCGTGCGGTCTCTCCAAGCCCTAAGGCCCCACTGCCACCCTCTAAGGCGGTGAACATGGGAGAGCGGACCGCGCCGAGGGAAAGGCAGGTCTGGCTTAATGCTGGGGCTCGTCCGAATTGGCAGAGCAACATGGCGGCGGTCAGGGCGGGAGGCGGGTTTTCAACCCCGCTGGAGTAACCCGCTTTCTGACCGTCAACCGGGGTCTGAACCGATTGGCAGGGGCATAGAGATGAAGAAAAGACAGACGGTTAAGTAGAGAGATACGCGAGACAACACGATGATAGGCAAGACCAAACAGAGATCATGGCGCACGGCGGACGGTTCGAAGATCGAACCGAAAGAACTGCGCGCGCCCGCGATCCATCCCGGTCCTGACCTGTTCGATGTCGCCCCATTTGGTCCCAATGCCGCAACTTCTGTCAGTCCTGGAGACCGTGGTTGTGCCTTATCAATTTTCGCTCCCGACGCGGAATCCGGCGCGGCCAGCCCGGCGGAAAGAGCTATGCAATTCATGCATGGGCTGAAAATCCCAGAGGGGCCGAACGCGGGAAAACCCGTCACGCTGGCCCCGTTCCAAAGCCGGTTCATCGAGGGCGCTTTGGCACCCGGCACGGCCAACGCCATTCTCAGCATCGGGCGCGGCAACGGGAAATCCGCGATCACGGCGGGGCTTGCCCTGGGCGGTTTGATCGGCATCTGGGATCACCAGCCCCGGCGCGAGATCATCGCAGCCGCCCGGACGCGGGATCAGGGGCGGATCATCTGGGACTTTGTGGCCGGGTTCGCTGCATCGCTGCCCCTCGAGCTGCAACAGCGGATGATCTTTCGCCGGGCCCCGCGCCTCGAGATCGAATTCGAGGGCGATGGCGGCGGGCATGTGCTGCGCGTGATCGCAGCCGATGGCAAATCGGCCCTGGGCGGCGCGCCCACCATGGCCATTCTGGACGAACGCGGGCATTGGGCACTGGATCGTGGCGACGAACTGGAACACGCGCTGCTGTCCGGTCTGGGCAAGCGGGACGGCCGTGCTTTCCTGATCAGCACCAGCGCCAGCGACGACACCCATCCTTTCAGCCGCTGGATCGACGAACCCTTGGGCGGTTCCTACGTCCAGGAACATCGGCCCGCCCCCGGCTTGCCAGCGGATGACCCCGAAAGCCTGTTGATCGCCAACCCCGGCGCGCCCCATGGCATCGGCGGTTCGCTGGAATGGCTGGAAGCGCAGGGCAAACGGGCGATTGCGCGCGGCGGATCGAGCCTGACTTCGTTCCGCCTCTACAATCGGAATGAGCGGGTTTCCGGCGAAACGCGGGATCTGCTGATCACGCTGGACGAATGGCTGAATTGTGAATCCGACAGTCTGCCCCCGCGTGAGGGCGGCGTTGTGATCGGGATCGACCTGGGCGGATCGGCCAGCATGACGGCGGCCGCGTTCTACTGGCCCACCACCGGCCGACTGGAATGCCTGGGCACCTTTCCGTCCATGCCGTCGCTGCTGGATCGCGGCCAGGCAGATGGCGTGGCCGGGCGCTATGTCGAGATGCACGAGCGCGGCGAACTGACCGTGCTGGGAGACAAGACCGTGCCCGTGGCCCCATGGCTGGCAAGCGTCATGCGCCACGTTGACGGCCAGAACGTGATCGCGGTCACGATGGACCGTTACAAGCAGGCCGAACTTGGCGAAGCCTTGAACCGGGCAGGCGTCCGCGCGCCCTGCGTCTGGCGTGGTCAGGGGTTCCGTGATGGCGGCGAAGATTGCGAACGGTTCCGGCGCGCAGCCTTTGACGGGCTGATCAAGTCGCGCCCGTCGCTATTGCTGCGATCTGCCTTTGCCGATGCGGTCTGCCTGCGCGACCCGGCGAACAACCTGAAACTTGCCAAGGCGCGATCCACTGGCCGGATCGACGCGGCGGCGGCGTCCGTTCTGGCCGTCGCCCAAGGCGCGCGCGTGGTCGCACAACCCAAGACAAAAGCGAGAATGACATGGGCGTGAGAACCGAACACATCCGGCATTCGCAGAAAGTCACGCGCACCAAGCGCTGGAAAGTCCTGCGCATGGAGATCCTCGAGCGCGACCGATTCCGGTGCCGGTCCTGCGGCTGCGGCGGACGCCTCGAGGTGGATCACGTCAAGCCGGTCAGGACGCACCCCGAGCTTTCCTATGCTCCGGGCAACCTGCAAGCGCTTTGCCCCGGTTGCCACACCCGCAAGACCAGAATCGAGTGCGGGCATCCCCCGCCCCGAGAAGACCGCCAGGAATGGCGGCAAGCCGTCGAGTCGCTCGAGCGACCCGGCAAAACCAGCATCCCCACAAAAGGAACAAACGATGCTTGAAAGTGTGAAGATCGCCCGGCGGCAAAGCGAAATCCGCCAGAGCCTTGCCGAACTGGCAGGCAAGGAAGCCCCGTCCGAGGATGAAATCCGCAAGATGGATGAACTGGATCGGGAATACCGCTCCAACGAAACCCGGTATCGCGCGGCGCTGATCGCAGAAGACACCGAACGCCGGGACGCGGGCAACGAGCTTGAAACCCGCACCGCGCAGGAATGGTCCGAGCTGATGGCCGGGTTCGAGCTGCGGCAGGTTGCCCTGTGCCTCGATGAAGGGCGGCAACTGGACGGCCAGACGGCAGAGATCGTGGCCGAGCTGCGCAGCGCGGGCGGTTTCCGTGGCATCCCTGTGCCGTGGCAAGCGTTGGAAGTCCGCGCCGGTGAAACCGTCGCCAGCGGCACCCCCAACCCGATCCAGACCCGCCCGATCATCGACCGGCTGTTCCCTGACAGCGTAGCCGCCCGCATGGGCGCGCAGATGATCAGCATCGACGCGGGCGCGGTGGAATGGCCGGTCACGACCTCGAGCGTAACGGCAGGCTGGGCGGATGGTGAGACTGCCAACGTCGCGGGCCCGACCGTCTACGCGACAACCGACCGGGCCATGTCGCCGGATCACAACCTGGGCATTCAGATGCGGATCACCCGCAAGACGCTGAAACAGTCCGGCGCGGCGCTGGAGCAGGCGGTGCGGCGCGACATGAGCGGGGCCATGGGCGCGGCCATGGATCAGGCTGCGTTCCTTGGCACCGGCGCGAATGGGCAACCGCTTGGCGTCATCACCGGCGCGGCCACCTATGGGATCACCAATACCGAGGTGGACGCCCTGGCGAGCTGGGGCGCGTTTCGGTCTGCGGTCACGCGGTTCATGACCGCCAATGCCGCAGGTTCGCCGGATGCGGTGCGCGCTTTGATCCGGCCCGAACTGTGGGACTACCTGGACAGCGTCCTGATCAGCGGCACGGCGGTTTCCGAATGGGACCGGCTGGTAAAGAACCTGCCGTCCGGCAACATCGCCATGACGAACAACGCGCTTGCCGCGCCGTCCGGCAGCCCAGAGGCAACATCGGCGCTGCTGACCACCGCGGCGGGTGGCGTGGCCCCGATCTTCATCGGCGCATGGGGCGCGGTGGATATGATCCGCGACCCCTACAGCGATGCGCAATCGGGCGGGCTGCGGATCACCGCTCTTGCCACGATGGACGTGACCGTGGCGCGCCCGGCCCAGCTCGAACTTCTGACCGGCCTCGAACTGGCGGCAGAATAATGCTCTGGGGCGCGCATATCGGCAGCCTCGAGCTGCGCACCGAGGGCGGGGAAACCCGCCTTCGGGCCACCTTTCCCTATGGCCGGGAAACCGTGCTGGCAGAACGCATGGGCACGGGGCGAGAGCGCCGGGAAGTGTTCGCGCCCCGTGCCTTTGCAGATCGGATCGACACCGGGCAGGACGTGCATTTTCTGGCCGGTCACGACTTCAACAAGCCGCTGGCATCGCGGGCGGCGGGCACCCTGACCCTGACCGAAACCGACGACGCCTTGACAGTAGATGCGACGATCAGCGCTGACATGGCGCAAGTGTCCTATGTCCGCGACTTCCTGTCCGCGCATTCCGCCGGGCTTGTGCGCGGTCTGTCCCCCGGCTTTCGCGTCCGCCCAGGTGGCGAGACAGTCGAGGAACGCGGGCAGGCGATCCTGCGCACCATCCGAGCGGCGGACTTGATCGAGATCAGCGCCGTCACGAAACCCGCATATCCGCAAGCCCAGATCGAGGCCCGGAACTGGCAACCCATTGGCGAGGTAGCCAAGCGTTTGACGCACCGCCCCGCCGCTATCCGTTGGAGGTGATCATGCTGTCATGGCTCAAGAACCGGCTGCGCCCGATCGACAGCGCCCCCGAAACCCGATCGAGCGGGGCAGGCTACACCGCCCAGGTGATGGCTGCGCGCGACAGCTATATAAGTGGGCGTGGCGGGGTGGCCGAACTGACCGCGACGGTGCAGAGCTGCGTTTCCTTGTGGGAGGGCGGGTTTGCCATGGCGGATGTAGAGGGCACCGACCTGTTGACGCGGGCACACATGGCGATGATCGCGCGCGGCGTAGCCCTGCGGGGCGAGGCGCTGTTCCTGATCACCGACCTGGGGCTTGTGCCAGCGACGGATTGGGAGGTGGCAACCCGTGACGGACGCCCCCGCGCTTATCGGATGACCATTCCCGAGGCTGGCGCGGCGCGCAGCGTCACGGCCCTGGCGGCAGAGGTTCTGCACCTGCGGATTGGATCGGACGCGGTCACACCTTGGATCGGCACCGCGCCGTTGCGGCGTTCCAGCCTGACCGGCGCCATGCTTCACGCGGTCGAATCCGCTTTGGGGGAAACGTTCGAGAATGCCCCGCTTGGCAGCATCATCGCACACCTGCCCGACAGCGGGGCCGACGATATGGCAACGATGCGCAGCGCGTTCAAAGGGCGGCGTGGCTCTACCCTTGTGATCGAGGGCGTGGCCCAGGCGACAGCCGCCGGCATGAATCCGACCATCGGCCAGAAGCCCGATCAGCTTTCGCCTGACCTGTCCAAGTCCATGACAGACGAAACCCTGTCATCTGCGCGTGAGGGCATCCTTGCCGCCTATGGCGTGTTGCCGTCGCTGTTTAACCGCGGGGCCACCGGCCCGGCGGTGCGAGAGGCCCAACGGCAACTGGCGATCTGGACGCTGCAACCCATCGCGGCGCTGCTGGCCGATGAAGCCACCGCCAAGCTGGGCGCGCCGGTCCAGATCGACACGACGCGACCGCTACAAGCCTTCGACGCAGGCGGACGCGCCCGTGCCCTGTCCGCGATCATCAAGACGCTGGCAGAGGCACAGACGGCGGGCATCGCCCCGGCAGATGTCAACGCGGCCATGCGCATGGTGGATTGGGAGAGATAAGGCCAGGCGCGCCTTGGGCAGTCGATGGTCTGCCCGAATGCGCCCGGATCAGTCGGTGAGTGCCGTAAAACCCCGACAGCGCGCGGCCCTTTTTCAAATCTCCGAGGGCGCGGCGCGCGCTACTTCTTTACCAAAGTGTCTGGGATATTTTCCCAGACGTTGCACTTTTTGTAAGCTTGCTTGAGAAATGTTTTATATACTGCGTTTCGATCCACAGAAACGTTCGGATAGTGTTGTTTGATCGTTTCCTCCAACGCTCGCTTAAGGTCATGGTCGAGGTGATAAAGAACGTCTTCAACTTTGATTTGAGCCATTTTACTTCCCTTTTGATAATCTAACACCTGCCCCGCCGCCATTCTCTGCGATGAACTCCACCCCGGCGGTCTCGAGGGCGGCGCGGATGGCTGCGATAGATTCCGAAGCTGCTATTGGCTGGATCGTTCCTTCTGCCCGTTTCAGCGTAGAAACCGACACGTTGGCTTTGACCGCTAAATCGGCCTGAGAAAGACCGACAATCGCGCGGCCAGCTCGAATCTGCGCAGGTGTTGTCATTTCATGTTGAACCATATAGACCAATGAACTATATAGACCATACCACAACAGGAGATCAAGACAATGCCCAAAGAACGCGCCTGCGCGAACGATGCTTTTCGCCTTCCCGTTCCTCACTCCGAGGAAAACCCCTATCACATGGCGATCTACCTTCACGCCCTAACCCAGCTCGTTGACCATTTGTCTGACCAATTCGACTCGGCGCCGAAAGGATTTGGCGCACTGATCAGCATCATGGAGGAACGAGCATACGCCTTGGCAATGACCCTTGACGCCCCGGCCTTTTGCGGTGATTGGCCCGAACTGGAAAAGCGTCTTAACAATAGCGGTTCGCTAGCTATCGCCACCGCGCCAGACAGCGAACACACTGAAATTCTACGCCTGTTCCAAGAGCACGAAAAGATCACTCAAGCGGCCCGCGCTCACGTCTACACCACGACCGACCAAGACAAAGAGCTTGAACAGCTTTTCAATCAAGATGCTGATCGGATTGAAAATACCATCATGGCTTTGCCATCCACTTGCGCGGCTGACTTGGCTGCAAAGATGATCGTGGCTCACTGTGATGGATATGCCAGCCCTCCCCACGATCATCCAGTTTGGATCGAAGCGCGCCTGCTCACCAGACCTCAAGAGTGAAACGTGTTTGTTGACACAAATCCCCTGAGTGTGTAGCAATACACGAAACAAGGGCGAGAGCGATGAAGCTGGAATTGGAAACTTACACTCCGAGCGAGGCAGAGGCGATCACGGATGTGAAGCAAGCGACCGTTCGCAACTGGCGGCGCGCAGGGCATTTGCCCCGGCAGGCAGGCCACGCGCGCTACAATCTGGCGGACATGCTGGTGATGTTCGTCATGGGTATGCTGGTGTCGCGCGGAACCACCCCGGAAGCTGCCAAAGAGTTTGCGGGACATGCGGCCCGCGCGATTTTCCAAAGCACGATTTGGAGCACGAAAGCGTTTTCGGATTCTGTACGGGAAAAGGCCAAGGCCGCGCTTGTCGAAATCTCAGATGATGAGATTTGCCATTTCAAGACCCAGCTCGGGGATGAGTTTAGCGTTGACATGCTAAAGATGGTGCGCAGCCAAGAAATCATGATCAAGGCGGCTGAACAGCTTGCCGGTATCTCAGGCTTGAAGCATCCGAACTGGCTTGTGATTTGGGCTGACGGAAACCTCGAGTTTATCAACGACGATGAAGATCCCGACGATGCATTCTTTGGCAACATCGAGCATGACAAGCCCTATGTTCAAGGCCCCGTCATGATGTTCTGTCTTGCCGCTTTGGCTCAAATGGTGATCGACCGTTTGCCCCGCCCCGCGATCCGCTTGGCAGAGGGGGCACAGTGATGGCAGGCCGTCCCGCCCTCGTCTCCCAGACTGAAATCAAGCGCACCCTGCAAGCTTGGCTGGACGCTGGCCTGCGCATCGGCAAGGTGGAGGTGGATCACTCCACGGGCCGGGTTGTCGTGTTCCCTGAGGGAGCTGCGGTGCAGGCTGCTGGCCCCGATCCCGACGAGCTGCTGCGATGACGCGGCGCAAAAATCCATATCCCGGCGTCCGCAAGAACCCGGTCAAAGGGCGCATCTACTGGAAGTTTGAGCGCGGTGATTTCCGCGTCAACATTCCCGGCCCCTATGGCTCGCCTGAGTTTCTGGCGGCATACGAGGCCGCGCTTGCCGGTTCCAAGACCTCGAACGCATCCACAGCGCTTGCGGGCACCCTCGCCTGGCTGATCGAGCAATACTTACGCAGCCTGCGGTTTCAGAACCTGTCAGACAGTCGCAAGCGGACGATTCGGCTTGAGCTGGATTGGCTGCGCAAAGAGGCAGGCAAGTATCAATTCGAGCGGCTGGAAGTCCGGCACGTCGAGGCCCTTATGTCGAAGAAGAAAGGGCCGACCGCTGCGAACACGGTCAAGAAGAACCTTTCGATGCTGTTCAACTTCGCCGCCAAGAAGCTTGGCTACACCGGCCCGAATCCGGCGCGCCATGCCGAACGGATGAAAACGAACCCGGATGGCTTCCACACCTGGACTGACGCCGAAGTAAACCGATTCCTCGAGCGTCACGGCCCGGGCACGAAAGCGCGGCTTGTCATGCTGCTGGCGCTCAACACCGGCATGGCGCGGCAAGACCTCGCCCGTGTCGGTCGCCAGCACGTCAAGGCGGGTCGGATCGCTTATCGCAGGCACAAGACCGCCGTCGCGGCTGACATGCCGATCCTGCCCGAGCTTGCTGAGGAGTTGCGCCACGTCCCAAGGGACCGGCTGCTGTTCGTCACACAGGACAAGAGCGACAAGCCCTATGCCGTCGCTTCGCTAGGCAATTGGTTTCGGGACAGATGCGCCGACGCCGGTGTTCCCGGATCGCTTCACGGCCTGCGAAAAGCCGGGGCCACCAGATTGGCGGACGCTGGCGCCTCGGAATGGGAAATTGCGTCTTATCTCGCACATTCTGACACGACGCAGGCAGCGGTTTACACCAAGAAAGCGAACCGGGCACGCCTCGCTGACAGCGGATTTGCGAAGTTGAGCGCGGGCAAAGTGTCCAACCTATCCGACAAGTTGGACGGAAAAGCAGGAAAAGCCGATGAATAA